ATTCAACGTGGTGTCTCGTCAATGTTTGTGTTGGATCGTAAATTTGATCCTGCTAAACACGTTTATGAATTTGCTCCATTGCAAGGCAACTTGGGTTATATCCAATCTGCTATGGAACGATTTGAGCAAGACAAAAACAGCATGTTGGGCATGACTAGCCCCGGCGACATGTTGAATCCTGAAGTGATGAAAGATGGCAATAGCGGTTATAAACTGCAACTTGCTATGAGTCCTAATCAGCTCATCCAAGATGAAATGGTTAAGAACTGTGCCATTGGTTTGCGTGATGTGATTCACCTTGTCTGGCGCACCATGATTCAATATGCTGACGACTACAACATTCAGCAATTGGCGGAAGCTTGTGGCGGTAAAGGCCGTGGATGGCTGGATGCTAAATCAGTCGAGAACTTTGAATTCATTGACCGTAAGGACATTGAAATTGATTTGGCTTTGGGCTTTATGTCCGAAGAAAACCGTCTTACTCGTCAACAATTAATTACCCAAGCTCAACAGCAGTTCGCACAAGCTATGATGCAGCTTGATCCTGAATTGCCTGAAATGTTTGAAAAATTACGCAAACCTTACGAAGACACTTTGTATGTGTTAGGTGTCAAAGATTGCGATGCATATTTGCCAACATTGGAAGAAGCAATGAAGATTGCTCAAGCCAAAGCTAAACAAGGTCCTAGCGCAGTTGAGAAAGAACAAGAAGGTAAGGCACAATTGAGCGTTGCAAAAGCTCAAGAAGCTATTGCTAACGTTGGTTTGATCAAGAAGAAAACTGAAGACATTGACGTGGATAATATGTTTGAAGCTATGGCTGCTAAACAAGGCCATCTGAAAGCTGTCCAAATAGATTGAGGAAGCAAATGAAAAGCATGGTATTGAATATTCGGGATTTTTTTAATCGAAGAACACGGGCTGTAGATTCCCAGAAAGGAGCGAGTGTCGAAAGAAAATCTCTAGCAATAGAGAATGGTGAGGCCGCAAAGCGGCTTATGACAAACAATGATTTCGCATTGATGTTTAACCTTTATCGGTTCAACATGCTGGATCGTCTGGAGGAAAGTAAGGACGATTTGGAAAGGATTAGCAACGCACACTATGTTGCTGGGGTCAGAGACTTTATCGACTTTATTGAGAAGATGGAGCTTCTGGGAAAAATGGCACTCAAACGTTCTGAAATGCAGGACGAAAAGGAATAAGGTAATATATGTCAGACGCTATCGAATCATCGACCGTCAACGAGCAAACTGGTGGAGTCAATCCTGCCGACACAATTGCTTCAATGATCGCTGCCAATCGGCAAAACGTTCAGAAGCCTGTTAGTGCCGAGCAACCACCAGCAGGACAAGAAGAGGCGAAAGCCGAATCCCCTGAGGCGGCTCCAGAACTGGAAGCTGAACCTGAAAATGTTAATGGTGAAACTGAAGAAGCAGTAGAAACAGAGAATACTGAGGAACCCTCCGAAGGAGATAGTGATCCAGTTAATTTCTTTGAATTTGCTGATGAGAATCCAAATCTGAAGATCCGTATTCCTAATAAGAATGCAGAAGGCGGGTTTGTTGAGATCACTGCCAAAAAAGCAGCAACACTTCTTGGTCAAACTAGCGACATTGATGAGAATTCTCGCAAACTTAAAGCATCTAGGGCTGAGTTTGAAGAGTATGAAGCGAATCGTCGGAAAGAACTGGATGGTTTGCAGATCGGATTAGAGCTAACTATTGTTCCTCAGTTGCAATCAGCGGCTGATGAATTGGTTACTCTCCAAGGCTATAACCAGCAATGGAAAAATATTCTTGATCAAGCAACTGATGAGGTGCAACGTGCGGAAGCGCAGGCTGCTATTCGTCAAAACCAATCTCTAATCGAAGAGAAATCCAAATTTATTCAGACAAACCGTCCAAAAGTTGATCAGTTCTATCAACAGCGGAGTCAGTATGTTCAGCAACAGTTGGACAATGCTCGTCAAAGCTTCACTGATAAAGAACTGGCTAACAAGGCCAACTTTAACGAGCTTCGTGATAAGTTGTCCAAGGATTGGAAGGCGGCTAGTAGTTCTTTTGTGCCGGGTGTGCCAAACATTGATTTGGTGTCATCGGACGAATACTTGTTGGGCTTAATTCGTGATGGAATGAAATTCCGAGAAGGTCCTAAAGTTAAGAATGCTGGTGGTTCTTTGGCTGCTGCTACTAAGATTGTGGCAAAAGCTAAGACAGCGCCTAAAGATGAAACTTCAGAACTCCAAGAACGCGCAAATAGAGGCGATAAGAATGCAGGACGCGACCTTTTAGCTAAAATGTTGTCGGCAAATAAACAACGCCGACGCTAACCTCTGGAGTAAAAAATGAGTACTATCACCTCTGCATCGTTGGGTAACGGTAACGGTTATTATGTAACCGACACCGTTGTGAAAGACATGGACTTAACCGTGTCAAACTACGTCAAAGACCGCACACCTTTGACAAACATGGCTATGTCCAAAAAACGCAAGATCAATTCGACCTTGTACATTTGGCCTAATGACTATTTCCGCACCCCAGCTTTGAACGCTAAACTGGAAGGCGCATCTGTTGATTCAACAACTGCTGCTTCTAACACCCGTTCTAACTTGGGTAACTACACACAAATCTTTACAACCGTGATTGGTGCTACTGGCACTGCACGTGCTGTTGAGCAAGCTGGTGGTGATCCTCAAGCCTACCAAGAAGTCAAGCAATTGACTGAGATCATGTTTGACGTTGAACTGCAAATGGTTCGCGCTGACGGTGCTTCTATCAAGTACGCTGGTCAAGCTGCTACCCAAGGCTCTTCGCCTAACAACGGTCGTCGTTTTGGTTCTTTGTTTGCTTTTGCTGGCACACGCTCAAGCAACGAAACTGTCGGCACTTCTGTGTTGAACTTGGCAACTTCTGACAGCAACGACGCTACTAGCGTTGTGAACACTAACACTCCTTTCAACGGTGTGTTGGCTAACGCTGGCTTGGGTTACTTCACTTTCAGCACTGGCGTGACATTGCAACAATTCAGCCCCTACCTGTACAAACAGTTGGTGACTACTGCTGAACAACGTTTCAATGCCAAGATCACTAACATGGTCGTTCCTACCTCTATGCGTACTCATATCTCCGATATGATGCCCACTAGCCGTGCGATCAACCGTTTTAACCCTGCCGACAAAGGCGACACTATCTCGACATACGAAGGTGACTTTAACTACACCTACCAAATCGACGATAGCTGGGTGATGGATCAAACTGGTTCTGACAACACTTCTGCGTTGTTCCTGAACCCTGACGTGATCCAATGGGGTAGCTTGCGTGAACTTGGTCCTAACAACGAAGTGTTCTCAAATGCTGACGCTTCTTTGGATCAATACATTCTCGAAGGAACTCTGATTGTCCGTAACCCCGCTGGCGTTGCAGTGCTTGCTGCTGTTTCGTCAACAGGCGCGGCTGTCACAACTCCTCGTCCATCAGCTCAAGTTCAACGTTACCTCGCTTAATTGTCGAGCATCTAGAGGAGGCCCTACGGGGCTTCCTTTTATTATTTGGAGCAAAGTATGGGATTGAATGCAAACAACGAAGAAGCTGAAGTTCAGGAAAGTTACTACACCAAAGGCATTTTGGAGTCTGGTGTAGATGCTGTTTTTCGTAAAAATGACAAGCTTTACAACGAAGTAAAGTCTGGAACTTGGTCACAAACCTTCAACACTGGCAACCTGAAATACAAGGTTGGTGCTGAAAATGGTGAACGTTATGTTCAATATGAGCAAATGAACGTTGAACAGGTTCGTGAAAAGTGTCGCCAAATGCGAGATTTTTACAAAGAGCATGGCACTGACAATCCATTTTTTGCTGGCACTTTCCATGCGATGGATTTGCCTAAATGTTTTGCCCATGAAATCTCATCAAAATGGTTCAATAACCGTCCTTGGGAATTGATTAAACAAGAGAAAAAAGACAAAATCTTGTTTTATGCAATTGTGAACGAATACTACTCAGATTTCGTTTGTCATCCTACAGGAAAGATCCCTCTGCCTTACAATCCAAGCATCCCTACACGATGAGGAATTTCAATGTCTTTATTCATTCAATCTGCTAATGCGCTAATAAATCGTGTTGCACAATGGGTAGGGGCAATTCCTCAGCCAACAGGCATCTTGGTTAGTTCTTACAACGCTACAACGCAAGTTTTGACCGTTGCATCAGATCCAACCAGCACAATTTTCCCCGGCGATTACATTGCACCTCGTTTGAACAATGGCATGGCAATCGTCTACGCTGTTACTACGTCTACCATTACGATTATTGATCCTGATGGCTTTTGGACAGGCGTAACAACTGGAACAAACGTTCTGGCATTGCCTACTGCTCAAACTTCTGAGATTTATGGCTGTATTCAGGGTGCTGAATTGCGTATGCGTACTTTGGAACTTCCATCGTTGCGTACAAACCCATACGATCCAAGCACTCCTACTGTTTTGACAACAGACACAAATGGCATGGCTCCTATCCCAGCGGATATGAACTGGCCTATTTTGTTTTTCCAAGAAACTCCTAATCCTTTGGTTCCTCCTGGCACACCTGCTGCCACTATGGGTCCTTGGATTATTTATGACCGTGTTGGCGATAGAGAGATCATTCGTCGTCGGATGATTGATCAACTTTATGTACGTCCATTTGGTGTTCCTCGCGTTATCCGAGCTTCATTCTCTGAAGTCGGTCCTAACTATGTATTTACGCCAAATCCGGGTGCTAACGTACAGATTAAAGCGTATTACCAACGCACTTTCCCATTCCTATTCAGTCCAACGTCAGATTCATTGAATCCTTTGGTGATGAACAATGCTGTTTTGGCAAGCTTTCCTGAAGGCTACCTTTATGGAACGCTTTGGGCTTACTACGATAAAAACAAAAACACAGAAGAAGCTCAGAAATGGGATGCTCGTCTGCAAGATTCATATGGCAACATTGAAGACCAAAACTTCAAAGACAAATGGCGTGGCGGTGATCAACATCTGACTTCAGAGTTTCAGCCAAGAAACCACAGATATTCATTTAAATGAGAACTAAATGTCAACAAACGGTCTTTATGGAAACAGTGGAAATGGTGCTGTAGTAGCTGTTGCTGGAGCACAAACTGGCGGCTTGTATGGTGATAGTCCTACAGGCGCTGTTGTCGCAGGCCCTGATGGCGAATCTGCTGGCTTGTACGGTAATACCGTTACCTATGGTGGCACGTATTTTGAATGGTCAATTTTTTACGTTTCACCAACGCAACCTGCAACCCCAACTGGCGGCTCATGGAACTTTGAAACCAATACAGGGACATTGCCATCTGGTTGGTCAATGTATCCTCCTGCTAATCCAACAAGTACTGTTTGGGTTTCTTTGGCAATTGTTAACTCCCGCAATGAAAATACATTAACTTGGTCAACACCTGGCTTGTATTTCATGTCTGGTTATTCAGGTATTTCTGGATATTCTGGATATAGCGGTATTAGCGGTTACTCTGGCGCAATCGGTGCATCTGGCATTAGCGGATATAGTGGCTATTCAGGAATAAATGGCGCAAGCGGATTTTCAGGGATTAGTGGTTATTCTGGCTATTCAGGATCAGGTGTATCTGGATACTCCGGTTATAGCGGTATTTCAGGCTATTCAGGATTTAGCGGAATTTCTGGTTATTCTGGTAGCGGTGTAAGTGGATGGTCAGGATTTAGCGGTATATCTGGCTATTCAGGTTTTAGCGGTATTTCTGGTTACTCAGGTAGTGGGGTAAGCGGTTATTCTGGTTTTAGCGGTTACTCAGGTAGCGGTATATCTGGTTATTCTGGGTATAGCGGTATTTCAGGATTTTCTGGTGCAGGAACATCTGGTTTTTCAGGCATTTCCGGTTACAGTGGTTATTCAGGAATTTCTGGATATTCTGGCGCAAGTGGTATTTCTGGTTTTTCAGGGAGTGGCATTAGTGGCTGGTCTGGTTACAGTGGGATCTCTGGATATTCGGGCTATTCTGGAACTTCTGGTTTTAATGGTTCTGGCATTTCTGGCTATAGCGGCTATTCTGGTTATTCTGGAATTAGCGGTTTTAGTGGCCAATCTGGTTATAGTGGCTATAGCGGCATTTCGGGTTACTCTGGCTCTGGTGTATCAGGCTACAGCGGGTACAGCGGCATAAGCGGTTTTAGTGGCTTTAGTGGCATCTCTGGCTGGTCTGGTATCTCAGGCTACAGTGGCTATAGCGGCATCTCTGGCTGGTCTGGTGCTTCTGGCATTTCTGGGTTTAGTGGCTATTCAGGGTCTGGCTTAAGTGGCTATTCTGGTATTTCTGGTTACAGCGGTATTTCAGGTTTTTCTGGTGCTACTGGCGCAACTGGTACTTCAGGATATTCAGGCCAAAATGGCGCACAAGGCATTAGTGGATATTCAGGAATTTCTGGCTACAGTGGATATTCAGGAAGTGGAATTTCTGGCTATAGCGGATACAGCGGATATTCTGGAACTGTAGGCGCTACAGGAACATCTGGTTATTCTGGATATTCTGGACAAAATGGCTCACAGGGTGTTAGTGGCTTTAGTGGATATTCTGGATATTCGGGTTCTGGAATTTCTGGTTATTCTGGATATAGCGGATATTCAGGTCAATCAACAACAAGAACTGTTACAGACTTTACGCCTACTGCTGGTCAAACGACTTTTACTGTTAACTACACAGTTGGGTATATTGACGTTTATAGAAACGGCGCAAAACTAGCAGCGGCTGATGTTACCGCAACAAACGGCACATCATTCACCATTGCAGCTTGTACAACATCTGATATTGTTCAATCAATAACTTATTTTGGTTTGAATCTTGGTGTTTCTGGGTATAGTGGTGTTTCTGGTTATTCTGGATTTAGCGGCATATCTGGTTATTCGGGTTATTCTGGCTCTGGAGTAAGCGGTTATTCTGGTTACAGTGGCATTTCAGGATATTCCGGTGCTGTAGGAGCTACTGGTGCTTCTGGCACATCAGGTTATTCAGGATATTCAGGATATTCAGGGTATTCAGGGTATTCAGGGTCTGGCTTAAGTGGCTATTCTGGTATTTCTGGTTACAGCGGTATTTCAGGTTTTTCTGGTGCTACTGGCGCAACAGGCGCGTCAGGAACATCAGGATATTCCGGCTATTCAGGGTCAGGAATTTCTGGTTATAGCGGTTATAGCGGGTATTCTGGAGCTGTAGGCGCTACAGGAACATCAGGTTACTCTGGATATTCAGGATTTTCTGGATATTCAGGCGCTAACGGCGGGTACTTAACACCCGGTTCATATGTTGTGAAAGCAACAAAAACTGGAACATCTCAAACAATCCCACAAGGCGTTGATACTGTCATCACTATGACGGCATCGGCTGATCCAAATGGTTGGTGGACGAGCAATCAATTCAAGCCAACCATTGCTGGTTACTATCTTTTAAATGCACAAGTTTGGTTTGATGCTGGAACAATTGCAACAAATCAAAACAACGTCCAATTCAAAAAGAACGGAACCACTCAGTTAGCGATTAACCAAGCCCCAATTACTACGGCAACAGGATTTGCTCAAGGTCTAAATACTATTGATTATTTCAATGGTACGACAGACTATGTTCAAGTGACTGCATATACAGGCAACACAACGAGCCAAAACGTAGATGGCGCATCTGGTGGCACTTGGTTTAATGCGGCTTTATATGCGTATGGGCAATCGGGTTATAGCGGGTACTCTGGAACAAACGGCACAAACGGCATTAATGGCGCGTCTGGGATTTCTGGGTATTCGGGGTACTCAGGCTCTGGGATTAGCGGCTATTCGGGCTATTCAGGGTTTAGCGGAACAAGTTCTGGAACAATGACATATGACTCATTTTCTGCCACTGCATCTCAGACAAGTTTCACAACATCCACAACATATACATCAGGTAAAATTGAGGTATACGTCAACGGAGTAAAAGTTGTAAACGGCACTGACGTTACTGTGACAAGCGGAACGGCGGTTGTATTTGGTACGGGTCTTACGTTAAACACAAGGGTTGATCTCGTATATCCACATTAACATGACATCACAAAATAACACACTATATGGACTAAGCATCGAATCTCAGTGGGAGCAAATCCTAGAAACTCATGCGGTTGTAAACGCGCAAGATTACAACATTTCAGGGCAAACAATTACGTTTATCCAAGCTGTGACGGGTGATATGCAGGTCATCCAATGGACAAACAACAATTTAAGCGTACCCAACGGAACGCCCGTCAACGTGGATGCTTACACGGTTGCGGGGCAATCAATTTATCCATTCACATTTGACCCCAACGCCTTCAATTTATGGAACAATGGGGCATTGTTGTTGGAAACCGTTGACTATTCTGTGTCCACGGGTTCTTATACGTTGTCGTCAACCCCAACGACAAACACAAATATTTTGGTTCAGCAAACATTCCAAAGGACAGGCGCGGTATGACACAAGCACTAAATCTGGCACTTTTAGCCAATAACGTCAATACTTCTGGGCAGCTTAACGGTGCAACGGGCATTTATGGCACGATTCCAGTTAGCAACCTGCCAACGGTAACGCCTGCTTATGGCGGCACGGGTTTGACTTCAACGCCAACAAACGGGCAAGTTGCAATTGGTAACGGTACAGGTTTTACGTTAACTACGTTAACGGCTGGCTCTGGTATTGCAATTACTAATTCCGCAGGCGGCATTAGCATTGCAACGTCTGGTGGTTCAGGCTCAGTCACATCCGTTGCAACAGGTAACGGTTTACAAGGTGGCACGATTACAACCTCTGGCACTTTGAGTTTGGCAGCTCCGGGGTATAACACAGTTGGTAGTTATACAACAGCCCGTGGTTGGTCAAACAGTGGAGGTACTTACACCTACGTTGCGGGTTCAAACTACTCGGCTGGATACAATTCCCCCGGAACGCTTACAGGAGAGACTTATATTAGCGGTGCTTTTGTAAATGGAGCGATTTCCGGCACTTGGCGTATGATGAATTACACTAATGCGGTTGGAACTTGTGGGGGTGTTTCAGCGGGCCCCAGCATGTTAGTGTGCCGCGTTGCTTAAAAAGGAAGAAACTATGTTAACTATTGAGTCTGCATCAAATCCTGTCTACGCACACCCAGACGGTTTGTGCATTACTTTGCAAGTCAAGTTTGCAGAGTTTAATGAAGTCTTGCCATTTGGCGCTACACCGCATGATCCAATGCCTTATGGCGTTGAGTTATACAACCGTGCGCTTGCGGGCGAGTTCGGCCCTATCGCTGCGTTTGTTGACCCGAAAGTAGCAACGCAGCCACAACCAACAGTCGCAGGCGCACAAACGCTGTGATCTATCCCGGCTCAACTCCAGAATTTCGTGTGCTTGTAAAGGTAGACGGAACTCAAGTTTTACAAGTGCGGTATGTGCATATGGGAGTTGGGTACACGGGGAAATGGCAAGACGTTCCGGTGGTAAAAGAAAATGACTCAATCAATCAATCCTAAATTTGCCGTGACTCAAGATGGCACAACACTAAACATCTACCATCCAAACAAGGGTGAAGGATTGCCAAAGCATGACCATGTTTACTCGCATTTGACTATTTGCCACGCTGGTTCAATTGTTGTTCGCAAAGAGGGCCGTGAACTGGTAATGACCAAAGACACTCAGCCTGTAAACTTAATCGCAAATGAATGGCATGAATTGGAAGCGTTAGAGGATGGCACAGTGTTTTGTAATGTCTTTTCTGAAGGTAAGTATTGATTTTGGAATAAAATAAAATGGACGTTCAATCATTAATTAACACTGTGCTGCCGCTCATTTGCGTAGCAATGGGCTGGTTTTGTAAAGAGTTGTGGAATGCGAGCCTCAACTCAAAACGTTGTGGACTACATGGGTAGATGACACTGCTTGGCAATTGCTTCAAAAAACCGATTACATGGATTTTCGTCATGCCAGCGACAATGCTTACACAGCGCCTGTTGAATGGGTAACATGGCGAAATGCAATTCGCACACAGGCTAAGACTATTAAAGCATCTATTGCAGCGGCTACGGATGTGCCTAGCTTGCAAACAGCTATTACAGTAACATGGACTCCTGATCCAAACGCACCAAAAACATTGTAAAAAACATGCAAAGCAAAGAACTGTATGGGTTAAACATAGATACCCAATGGGAGCAAATCCTAGAAATCCATGTGCTCAACCTTGCTAAAGAATACCGGCCTGATTGGTATCGTTGGAGATTAACCAACAATTACGAACGGGCTGTTTTCTTGAAAGGTGATCCTGTATTGCCAAGAGAAGCTTCTCGTTATCTTTGGGCAAATGCCAATCTTTATGGTGACAATGTTTTAGAAATTGGTTGTTCTACTGGATATGGAACTCAATTTTTACCTAAGTCCTTTGGCTATCTTGGTATTGATTACGATCCTGTCATCATTAATGTTGCTGAAGAACAAAATTGGGGACAGAACAGATTGTTTCAAAATGCAGACATTAACTATTTCAGCATTCCAAAGACAGATACGATCATTGCTTTTGAAGTGATTGAACATCTTGAAAATGGGTTGGAAGTTGTCGAAAAGCTAAAAAAATGCTGTAAACGCTTATTGATTTCAGTGCCTCTGCAAGAGCCAAAAGGATTTTGGGGTGAACATCACAAATTGCATAATTTGACTCAGATTCATTTCCCCGGATTTAAATTCAATTACATTTCTGAAAATGGCTTTGTGACTGATTATCCTCAACCGATTACAAAACAAAATCGTTGCAATCTGATGCTTTGTAGGTTTGACAATGAATAACATTCTTTGTTCTATTGCAACTCGTGGTCGTTATGACACCACTTTGCCATTGGTTCTCAATGCTGTTATTCACCAAACTCAAAAGCCTGACAAGATTATTGTCTTTGACGACAATGATGAACCACGTGATGTAAGGCAATCTTTCATTTACGCAAATCTGTTTGAAATGATGCGTATCAATGGAATCCAATGGGAATGGTTGTTTGCTGACAAAAAAGGTCAACACCACATCCATCAGACTGCCAACACAATGGGATTCAATTGGGTATGGCGTGTAGACGACGATGCAGTCCCAGAACCGAACGTTTTGGAAGACCTGTACCGTTGGACTAGATTGAGCAATATTGGGGCTGTAGGAGGCTCTATATTGACTCCTCCACACCTTCCTGACACTCGTAAGTCAACTGGCAAGATTGCCAACATTGATTCAGAGCCAAACATTCAATGGAACATCATTGAAGACACCAATGAGGTTGACCATCTTCATTGTTCTTTTTTATATCGTGCTGGTATTTATGACTACAACTTAGGTTTATCTCGTATTG